AACGTGTACGACACCGCGAGGGACGCACAGCTCCTTGCTCTGGAGAACCAGTACAACATGTCGAGAGCGGAGAGCCAGAGGGCGGCGGAACAGATACCGCAGGCGTATCAGCAGCAGGCCCTCGCCGCGGAACAGCAGGCGGCCAGAGACCGGCTCGCCTTCAACGAACAGGCGGCGGCATCCGGCCTGAATGTGGGCGCGGGGTCGCAGGCACAGCTCGCACAGAACACGGCGCTTCAAGGGAATCTTGCCAGCATCGGCACGGCGAGAGCCAACGCGGAGGCAGAGGCGCAGTTCCAGCTCATGCAGATGGAGCGGCAGTACCAGAACGCCGTGAGTGAAGCCCTCGCCAACAACGAGTATGAGAGAGCGGCGGCACTGATGCAGGAGTATCAGAGAGAGGCGCAGAGCACCGTAGAGGCGGCGAATCAGAGAGCCCTGCTCAACTTCCAGGAACAGCAGGCGGCGGCGAGGAGCGCACAGGAGACCGCGAATCAGCAGGCCGCTCTGGACTATGAGCTCAGACGGCAGAACATGACGGACGCGGAGAAACGCGCCGCCACTCTCGCGCAGTACGGAGACTTCTCCGGGTATGGCGAGCTCGGGTACTCCCCGGCGGAGCAGGCCGCCATGAAGCAGGCGTGGATCGCGCAGAACCCGGATATCGCCGCGGCCATGGGATATGTGAGACGGGGCGGAGGCGGCGGAAGCGCACCGGCGGACGGGACAGCCGCATACAACGCCATGGACGCCGCCACGCAGCACACGGTACGCCGCGCCATCGAAGAGGCGGGCCGGGGCAACACCACATACCTTCAGGACATGATCTCCAACAACCGTAATGCCGACCTTGTGAACAGGGCCACGGCGGCGCTGAACTACCTCAACACCTACGCACAATAAGGGGGAGCCCTCATGGCAATCAACTGGGAGAAAGCCGCACAGATCACCGGCAGAAGCGGCAGCACCGCTGGCGGCATCAACTGGGAACAGGCGGCCAAGATCACCGGGCAGAAGTGGAACGCCGGGACGAGCGTCAATAATGTCGTGAGGCATGGTTTCACGGACGAGACCCCCCAGCACGGCTTCAGTGCTGTCGATGCGCTGACGGCACCAAAGGAAGAGAAGAAGGGGTGGTTGCAGCGCCTGCGCGAGACCGATTCCGGCACAACAGAGAAGCCGCAGATGAGCGCGAAGCCCACGTTCCTTGAACTGATGGGATCGCAGCCCATCAACCCGGAACAGATCTACGGCCCGAACGGTGACGTCAGCTATATCCTCAAAAGCGGAGGTCTGGGCGTTGTCGGCGCCGGTGCCGACCTTGCGAAGGCAGGAGCGGCGGCAGCCGCGGAAGAGATCAACCGCGACCACAGCGCCGGGGCCATGGTCTCCCGGGCACTGGGTCTGGAGAAGTCCGCAAGGGACGCCGCCAACGCCGCCAACCTCGCGCAGAATTTGAAAGAGGCATGGGAGAACAGAGGCGAACGCGGTGCGGGCGAGACAGCGAAGGACATCCTCTTCTCTGTCTATGACGCTGCAACCAAACGGTTGAAGAATCAGGTGGGCGACTCCGCGGTCGGAATGGGCGCGGCCACCCTTGCCGCACTCGGCACCAACGCCATCTCCAGGCGGACGGGCAAGGACGAAGAGACCGTCAAGAAGGAAACGTCAGACAGACTCTACTCTCTTACCGACCGTTACGACGAAGCGGTGGCACAGCACCAGAGAGAGGGCGAGGGCAGAGACGCCGCCACCCAGACGATTGCGAATGTCGTTGGACAGGTGGGACGGATGGTGCCGAGCTTCGCCCTGTCTGCCGTCACCGGCTCCCCGGACGCTGGCCTCCTGTCCATGGCCGGAGGCGCTGGCGGCGCGGCGGCGAAGGAAGCCTATCAGAACGGCGCGAGCGCGGAACAGGCGGCGACCATCGGTCTTGAAAAGGGTCTCATCGAGTACGGCACTGAAAAGATGTTCTCCGGCTTTGAGCTTATGGGCGACGGCATCGTGTCCACCATGGCGAAGACCGGGCTGGGAAGAGCGGCGGCGAAGAGCACCTTTGCCGCTGGGCTCAAGGACGTGCTCGGCAAATTCGCCTCCTCCACCGTCGGACGGCTCCTGCTTCAGGGCGGGGAGCTGCTGGGCGAGAACGTGGAAGAGGCGGTCAGCGACTGGCTCAACTCCAATCTGGACAGCGTTGTATACGGCAACGGTGAAGGGAGTACCCTCAAGGAATCCTTCGGCGGCCAGATGCCGTGGACTCCGCAGGGCCTTGTCACCATACTCACCAGCCTCATCATGAGCGGGTCGAATGTGCTTGCCAGAGGGAATGTGACGAGCGATACCGTGAGCGAGGTCGTGGACACCGCTCTGGACGCGGAGGAGCAGATTCAGCAAACTACACCCGAAGAGACGAAGGATGTCACAGAGCGCGATTTAACGCCCGAGGCGGCCCCTGTTGAGGCGACGCCCGCCGAGACGGCGGAGCCGCCGGTTGAGACAGCGGAGACGCCTGCCACGGAGCCGGGACGGACGGCACCCACGCAGGCGCGATTCACAGAACAGGCGCTGGAGGGAACACCTCTGGAAGGACGCACCACCCACGAAGTCCACTCCGACGCGCAGGTGAGCGCCGAAGCGGACGCGAGGATGCAGGACAGAGCAGGCGAAACGAGCCGTCTGTTCGGGGACGAACACCAGACGTGGGGCGACACGGATACGGAAGTAGCCAAGCGTCTCATATCCGAGGCCATCACGAAAGCGAAGGAGACCGGAGACTGGAACGAAGTCGCACGGCTCCGCAGGGTCTATGATGCCGAGGGCACCAGAGCCGGACAGGAGATGCGGCAGAGGCGCACGTTCAAGAACACGCCCGACGATATCATCAGCGCCGCGGCAGACACTCTCTACGGCAAGACAACGACAGGGCTGGACACCTCGCGGAAGATGACGGATGCCGAGAAGGCAGAAGTCATGAAGAACGTGGAGCAGTTCGCCAACGACGCGGCGAACATCCCGGAAGGCGACACCACCGCCGTCATCGAACAGATCAAGAAGCTGAACAAGGCGCGGCGCACCACGGGCGTATTCAGAACGAACACCTCCCGCACCGTGAGCAACATGCTGAAGAAGGTATCCCAAATGGAGGGCGGCGACGCGTTCCTCAGAAATCTCCTCAGCGCACAGATCCAGGGCTACGCCAACGACTACAAGGCGCCGAGCAAGGTCAATCAGGCGAAGACCTTCCGCGTCATGAACCTATTGAGCAAGCTGTCTACCGTTGCAAGAAACCTCGTTTCCAACACGGTTTTCGACCCGGTGGAAACGCTGAGCAATAACATCTCCATCCCGCTGGACGCTCTGCTTTCCAAGATCACCGGCACCCGGAGCGTGGCCTTTGACAGGAGCTGGGCGTCCAAAGCCAAGAGGCAGGGCAGTACGGAAGGCTTCATCAAGTCCTATCTTCAGGTGGCGATGGACGCGGAGTTCGACGGCGAGACCGGAAAGTATGAGGACGCCGGAGCCAGAGTGTTCAAAATGGGCGGCGGCGCCGGTCTGATAGAACGTATGCTGTCGCAATGGCAGATGTACGAGAACGTCCTGCTGAAATCCACCGACGAATTTGCCAAGGGCGGCGCGAGAGCGGAAGCCCAGAGAGGTGCTGACCTTCTTGTGGAGAGGGGTCTTGCCTCGCAGGAAGGGCTGGCAGACACCGCGTCCAACATCGCCAAGGAAAGGACGCTGCAGGAAGAAAGTAAGCTGTCATCTCACATGAAGAAGCTCAGGGATGCGGCGAACACCTTTGCCATCCGTGACGCGCAGGGCGGTTCTCTGGGCGCAGGCGACGTGCTCCTCCCCTTCGCGCAGGTACCGGCCAACGTGGGATTGATGAACATCAGGATGAACCCGTTCGCGGGCGGCGCGATCTCCGTGAAGAATCTGGTGCAGACGCTGAAAGCGGCAAAGAACGGAACGCTGACAGCGGAGCAGCAGAGGCAGGCGGTCATGAGCGTGGGGCGGACACTGACCGGCACATCGCTGGCGCTCATCGGCGCGGTGCTCTCCGCAAAGGGCATCATCAAAGTCGCCGGGAGCGACGACAAGGACAAGGCCGCCATAGAGAAAGCGGAACGCCAGAACGGCATGCAGATCAACCTCTCCGCTGCGGAGCGCGTGCTGAACGGCGGGAGCGGTGAGTGGCAGGACGGCGACACGCTGATGAGCATCGGATTCCTGGAGCAGATTGCAGGGCCGCTCATGCTGGGCAACGTACTGTATGACGCGTATAACGAAGACGAAAGTCTGGGCATCGGTGATGTCGGGAAAGCAAGTCTCTCCTCTATTGCGGAGAGCATGATGGAACTGCCTGCCATCTCCCAGATCAGCGGGATCGTACAGGACTTCCAGTACAGTCAGGCAGACACCACAGGCGGGAAACTGGCGGAAGCGGCGATGGGCTTTGCCGGAAACACGGCGGCGGGGTTCCTCGTTCCGAACGCCGTCAGAGGCATCGCGCAGGGCATGGACAACACCGTGCGGAACACCTACTCCTCCGGCACTACGCTCGGCAACGCATGGGATTACATCAGAGCGGGTGTACCGGGTCTGAGGGAACAGCTCCCCTCCACGCTGGACAGTTGGGGACAGGAGCGGCACTACACGGACAGCGATGTACTGAACGCGCTGAACGCCAACATTCTCCCCGGGCAGATCACGCAGTACAACACCAACGATGTGAATCAGGAACTGGCGCGGCTGTATGAGGCGGGCTTTGACAAGGTCTATCCCGACCGGCCTGCAAACAAAGCGACGGTGAATGACGAACAGTTGGGCGCGGAAGCGCTCAGACAGTGGAACATCGACAGAGGCACCACGGCCTACGACCTGTTTGAGGACATGCTCGGCAGCAATTCCTATCAGGCCATGCGCGACGAGCAGAAGAACGACGCCATCACCAAACTGTATGAGTATGCCAAGGCTGTGGCCAACGGGAAAGCGGGCAGCAACAAGGAGGCGCAGTCGTGGATCGCGAACGCCTACCATAGCGACAACCCCGCGGACTACATTGCCGCCTACTCCCTGTACAAGACGGTCGGAGCGGAGGCGTATGACGCACTGGTCAACAGCGGCGTGAACAACAGCGCGGCGCTTGGCGTGGTCGGCGCGGTGTACAGGAACACCGGCGGCGAGAAGCCAACGCAGGAGGAACTGTACAACACCATCCTCCAGTGGAATCTGGACAACGCATCCGCCGAGATGGTGTGGAACGCCTTCCTCTCCGCCTGCAACTGGAAGAAGACATGGGAGCAGGTGAATAAATGAAACTCTCCATCATCATCCCCGTATGGAATCAGGAAAAGCTCGTCATCCGGGCTCTGGACAGCATACCCAGACGAGAGGATATCGAAGTCCTTGTCTGGGACGATGGGTCTAAAGACGAGACGTTGACTAACCTCCTCCAATACAAGGCGGAGCACCCGGAACTCCGCCTCTCTGTCTACGGGGACAAGGTCAACAGAGGGTGCTCCTACGCCAAGAATCAGCTCCTTGATAAGATTCAGGGCGAGTACTGGACACTTCTGGATTCCGACGACTACCTCCTCCCCGCTTATGAGAAAGCCATGGAGGAGATGGACGGCACCGATGTGATCTGCTTCGACTGCGAGATCAACAGCGGGGCGGTGTGGCCGCTGACGGAGGAGTGCAGAGAAAGCTACTGCGCCCAGTGGTCAAGGTTCTTACGAAGAGATAAGACGGGGCATCTCCGGTTTCTGGAAGACCACAAGGTGGACCAGGACTGGTGGTTCAATCAGGAGTGCCTGAAGTTTACACACAAATACACAAGGATTCCGGCATACCACTACAACTTCCCCCGGGCGGGGAGCCTGGTGGACGTGCAGATCAAACACAATCGGGAAGGAGAACGTATGTTCAAGAACGTGTTTTATTTCTCCCATCTGAACCCCATCGGGGGCGTGGAGACCATGCTGTATCAGGTGGCGAAGAAGTACGGCAAGACCCACGACATCACCATGGTCTACCGGACAGGGTCAAAGGACATGGTGAACCGGCTGGAGGAATACGTCAGAGTGGTGCAGCTGAAAGGCTCGGAGCAGATCTCCTGCGAGAAGCTGTTCATCGCCTACAACACGGACATCCTCAACCAGTGTCAGGCGGACGAGGTGTACTTCATCGTCCACGGCGACTATGTGGCGCTGAAGGGGAAGCCCCCCGTCCATCCGAAAATCGACCACTATATAGGCGTGTCGGAGCATGTGTGCAGGATGTTCACCCAGCTCACCGGCATCCCCTGCGAGGTGTGCTACAATCCCTTTGAGGTGGTGAAGCCGAAGAAGATCCTCACCCTCATCACCGCCTCCCGGCTCACCGTGGAGAAGGGGAAGAAGCGGATGGAGATCCTGGCCAAGGCTCTGGACGCGGCAAAAGTTCCCTACATCTGGTTCGTCTACACAAACGACCGGGAGGCCATCGACAACCCCAACATCATCTACCGGAAACAGCGGTATGACGTGATCGACTATGTGGCCAAGGCCGACTACCTCGTCCAGCTCAGCGACACGGAGGGTTTCTCCTACGCCATCACGGAGGCGCTCTCCGTCGGTACCCCTGTCATCGTGACGGCCCTCCCCATGTGCGAGGAGATGGGCGTGGTGAACGGCAAGACCGGTTTCATCCTTCCCTTCGACATGAGCGAGATCCCGGTTGACGAGATCTACAAGGGCTTGAAGAAACCCAAGTGGACGCCGAGGAAAGACCGGTACGACGTGCTTCTGGCCGAGGGTGAGAGCAACTACGTTTACACCCGGCAGACCGAGACCCAGATCAGGGTGAAATCCCCCTACTGGGACATGCAGAGGGACAGGATGACGGTACCGGGTGAGGTCCTTTCGGAGACCCGTGAGAGGGCTGAGAAAATCGTTGACATGGGTCTGGCAAGGATCGTATAAGCAGCCGCCAAGCACCGACCCGCTCGGGAAATACACGGGAGAGGTGCGCCATGGAGTATACCAATTCACAGATCTGTTCTCTCATCGACGAGCACATCCACAGCGAGAGAGACAGGCGGATCATGAAGCGACGCATGATCGACGGCGTGTGCTTTGAACCGTTGGCGGAGGAGTTCGACATCTCCGTGATACAGGCAAAGCGCATCGTAAAGAGGGAGAAGGCCTTGCTCTTCTCTAAACTGATATGAATACGGTACGAAAGAGAGCCGCTGGCGTTATCGTCAACGGCTCTCTTTCCGTGTATCCTTTTATCGAAAGAAGGTGGGAACATGTACGACAATGAATATGTTCTGAACGACGACCTGTTTTGGGAGGAGGATAACGATGTGGGCGGAGTTCAACCCGAATCCGGCTGCAAGGAATGTGGGGGACTGTGCTGTCCGTGCCGTTGCCAAAGCTCTGAGCATTGACTGGGAGACGGCCTACGCGAAGATAGCCCTCGCCGGTTTCCTCATGTGTGACATGCCCTCATCCGACAGCGTATGGGGCGCCGTTCTCAGGCAGAACGGCTTCTATCGCGAGGCCGTGCCGAACACCTGCCCCGACTGCTACACAGCGGAGGACTTCTGCCAGGATCATCCGAAGGGGACCTATGTCCTCGGCTTCGGCGGGCATGTGGCCACCGTGGAGGACGGCATCCTCTACGACTCATGGGACAGCTCAAACGAGATACCGATTTATTACTGGAGAAAGGATGAGTGAGCATGGCGTATTACCCATACTACCCGTATCAGGCACAGTATCAGCCCACTCCGCAAAACTCAATTATCTGGGTGAGCGGAGAACAGGAGGCGCAGATGTACCCCATCGCACCGAACAACGCCGTGACCTTATGGGACAGGAACGGCGGAGCAGTGTACGTCAAATCCGCAGACGCAACGGGCAAGCCGACCATGAAAACCTATGACCTTACAGAACGCGTTGAGGCGCTGCCTGTCTCTCAGCAAGGTAACTTGCCCGACTATGCCACCAAAAGCGAACTCGCGGCGTTTAACGCGGCGCTGGAAGGAATCAGAGCGGACATTGAGACGATCCGCGCAGACCTGTACGGGATCGCCGGGAAAAAGAAGACGAGAAAGGATGAAGAGGAATGAATCCGATGAACCTCATGCAGATGCTCCAGCAGTTCAAGGCGAACCCGATGCAGATGCTCATGCAGCGGGGGATGAACGTACCGCAGGGGATCAACAACCCGAGCGACATACTGAACCACCTTCTCCAGACGGGACAGATCAATCAGAACCAGGTGAACGCGGCGTATCAGATGGCGCAGCGATTCCGGTAATTCTCCGCTGAGCGCGCAGGCGGTGAAAATAAAACTATAAGGAGACAACAATGGACAGCGAAAACAGTGTATTCACCATGCCGGTAGCACCTACTGGCGGCGGTGGCTTCGGCGGCTTCGGCGGGGACTGGGCGTGGATTATCCTTCTGCTCGTTCTCTGCGGCGGCTGGGGCGGCGGCTTCGGAGGCTTTGGAGGTGGGGACGTGTATCCGTGGCTGAACAACTCTCAGAACATCAATGACGGATTCCGCGACCAGATGCTCGCCACCTCTGTTGCAGGGATCGGGGACAGGGTCACGTCCGGCTTCGGCGACGTGGCGACCCAGCTTTGCAGCGGCTTCAACCAGACGCAGATGAGCATCCTTCAGTCCGTCAACGGCATCCAGTCCCAGCTCGCGCAGTGCTGCTGCGACAACCGGCTTGCCACCGTGCAGACCCAGAACGTAGTGCAGAGCGAGGCTGCGGCGACCCGGAGCGCCATCCAGGCTGGCGTGCAGGCCGTGCTGGACAAGATGTGCCAGGACAAGATCGACGCAAAGAACGAGAAGATCGTGGAGCTGAACAGCAAGATCAACGCTCTGGAGTCCAACAACTACATCCAGAACGCGCTGACTGCTCAGACGCAGTACTTCCTCGGACTGTATCCGCCTCCCGCAGCCGCTTGAGCGGAGGAGGTAGGCCATGTTTGACAAGGTGCTGTCGATCACCGAGGACGAGATCAGGTCTGTTGCTGAGCATGGGAAGTACCGCACCCGGGAAGACGTCGACCTGGTGTACAAGCTGGTGGATATCGTGAAGGATATCTACTGCATCCAGGACATGGAGATGGGCGGCGGCTCCTACGAGGGCGGCGAGGGCTCCTACCGTTCCTACAGGGGCTCGTATGAGGGAAGCTACCGCGGCCGCGGAAGCGGTGCGAAGCGGTATGCGGACGGGCGTTATGCCCCCTACTCCCGGGATGGTTCCTATCGCTCCTACCGTGGTTATTCCAGGGACGGCGAGGACTTTGTGGAGCAGCTTCATCAACTGAAGGAAGCGGCGCCCGACGAGCAGACCAGACAAAGCATCGAGAAACTGATCCAGCAGATGTAAGCGGAAGCGGACGGGATTATTCCCGCCCGCTTTCTTCATTTGCGTTCCGGCCAGCCTTCGGTGCTCAACATTCTTGCCCCGCAGTTCGGGCAAAAGTCATAGCCGAAAGACTCTTCGCCGCACTCGCTGCATCTGCACCAAGGCGCATAGATCTCTTCCTCATGAACTACATCACGCTTAAAGAATTGGTCGTAGTACGTTTTAACTTGCCAGCGGCCATATTGCCCTGCCGGGGCGTACCACCCCACGATGTCACCGTCCTCCACCACCAGACGGATGGTGTCCACCTCGATGTAGGTGCGGCCTTCCTCTTCGATCGTTCTCACTTCTGACCTCCTTTCCGTTTCTCTCGTATCTTCCGTTTCCGTTCCCACGACACGTCCGGGTTCCAGCCGCACGTCAGGCATTTGTCGCCCGGGTCGCCGCATGTAACGAAGACGTTCTTCTTGCATGGGAAGATGTCATGCTTCCGGTGGTAGTCATACTTCTGGTCAAGCTCATCCATAGCGTTCCTCCCAGGGGATGAACTTGTCCCCTGCTATTTGCTGTAGTCTCCGGTCAAGCACGGAGCGGGAATACTCCTGGTCTTTCGTATCGCCGTTGAAGATGACGGCAAACTCGTCGTGGAGCCTGGTGAACTCCTCGGCGAATCGGTTGAGGCGGTCAACCCCATCCCCTCCGTTTCGTTGAGGGCTATGCAGGCCAGATCGAACATCAGCTGGCGCATGAACTTTCTCCCGACACGGAGCCCTTCCATATACCCGGCGTCATACGCTTTGGCCAATCCGCTTTGCTTCATGTCTCCACCTCTCAAAGAGCTTTATCAGCGGCGCGACGTTCTTCGACCCCGAAAAATCTCGCATGATGCGTATCATTCCCGGCGATTCCCGGCACCAAAGATACTGCTCGTACAGTTCCTTCAGCGTGATGCTGTCATACCCCTCGCCGTTCTTTCTGTTGGCTTCCTCCAGCTCATAGCTTTTCGGGAACTCGGTGCGTTCGATCTTCCAGCCCATGTATTCCGTTCTCGGCCTCACGCAACCACAGCGGACGGCGCCGATCGTCTTTCCCATAGCGGCGGCAGCTTCCCGCGTTGTGTACCGCTTGCCGTCAGGAGAAATCAGGAAGACTTCGCATGTTCTCCCCATTACCTATCGCCTCCCGCCGCTACCATGAGAGCGGTCAGCACCACACCGCAGCAGCAGCCCACGGCGAAGGTGAGAAAGTGCCATAGATAACTCATGTTTCTTCCTCCTCAAACAGATCGTATTGTCCGGGCAGTGTGTCGTACTCCATCCACCAGCGGAATACATCAAGCGGTGTTTCCCACCCTTTGTTGGATTTGTTTCTGCGCTCTCTCTCCTCAATCATTTTCTGGAACGCGAACAGATAAGCGCGTTTATACTTTGGCCATCTGGCAAACGCCTTTTCCCTTCCGTGCGTCCCAGACATTGAACAGCCTATACATCCCAACCGCTCAAATCCATCATCGTATAGGCCGCAATATGGAATTTTTTCTGCGCGTATAAATTCCCATACATCTGCATCCGTCCACTCGATAATGGGATTCACAGTTGTTTTATGCCGCTTATAGCACTGTTCAATCATCCTTCTGCTTTCTGTGTTGTCGTTTGTTAGTACCACCCCCCCCGATTTGTTTGTTGAAAATTTGCGTTGCCCTCAAAGCTTTTCGCGGCCTTTTTGTCTTTTACAATTACAATCCCGGCGTTGTCGGCCCTGTTGGTACTCTCAGCCCATCGCACCCCGGTCACGGTCATGCGCCCATCCCCGCCGCTCTCTTTCAGCTTGGCACAGCAATATCGAGCAATCCGTGTTGGAGGATACCCCTCTTTTGGAATCAGATTCCACATTGTGATCGGCTTACCATCCTTATCATGCGGAATCTCACGGCGCACATCTGGATGTTTTTCTTTGATGAATCGCACAAGCTCTGGCGGGTCAACGGAGGTCACGCGATATGTCGCGTCATACTTTACCCCGGCCAGCCCCATGAGATGCTTGCACACCACGGAATCCTTGCCGCCAGAGAATGCAAGATAATATCCCTCTCCGTTTTTAGGCTCAAATGCTTTCAGCCGTTCAATGGAGGCTTTTACTTTTTCGCCAAGATCACTCATGTTTCGCCTCCCATCTTTGCACCACAGTTGGGGCAGTAGTTGAAATAGCCACCGTCCATCCCACAATCATTTTTGCCGCCATAAACGGTACTCAGTTCGCAGCCGCACAGCGAACACTTAAATTCAATATGCCCGTGAATTTCGTCACAAATATTTCGCCCATGCCGTACAGGAGCAACATCAGCGGCGGGGAGAGCCTCAATGTTCTCGACATCAATGACGGGAACATCGTGGTCATCGTAATGGGCCAATTTCAAAGCCGCTTCTCTTTCGATGTACTCAGCCATTCTCAGCCTCACTTTCCAACCATCTCTTCCAACACTCCACACACTCCGGGAGCGGATAGCACATGTTCCGTCCGCACGTCTGATCGGGTGGACAGGGTGAGGCGCAAAGTTTGGCAAGCTCCTCGTCTGTCATAGCACGGATACGGTCGGCGTTGGTCATGGGGACAAATCCTTTACATGCCCACATCCCGGTTATGCCGATGAATCCGCAGTTGCCCTTGCACCTCACGCACTGCTCGTCAGTGTCCTTGTCATACTCGTCTACATATCGGACGGCGGGATAGTTGTCGTATATACTACTCATCCCTCTCCCTCCTCATCTGCCGGGATGATGGTCGGCAGCTCTGCCCAATGCGTCACGAAACCGCCCATATATGTGCTGGCATAAACGGCATCGTTATGCACCCACGCCCCGTCCGTTCTCATCTTCATCACGTCGTAGATATTCGCACGGCAAGCACAGAGGACGGATACCCCAGCTTCGGGCAACCTTTCTTTTACGCTTACCCATTCAATCAATCTCCCATGCTCCGGGACGGGGATGAGAGGGCAATTCTTCATCCGCTCAAGAGGCAACTTGTCATAATCTTTTCTGTCAAAAGCGCCAAACGCCTTGCAAAAAAGCTGTTTGCTCATATTGCTCTTAAAAAACGGACACGCACAACAGCTTGTTGGCATCTCCATGCCGGGGATGTATATTCCGCTCATTCTGTTTCCTCCTTTGGCGGCTCTGGGAGCGGCATCCAATGGGTGACTTCGCCAGTGTCCTCAGAGTTCTGATACCATTTGCCGCTTCCATCAGCGAATGTCATGTACAGATTATGACCGACTTCTCCCTTGCTGAACGCTGTGATATAAGAGCCGCCATATTCCGGCAACCGCTCCGTCACTGGAATCCACTCCTGCGCCGCTTGCAATTCCTCTATTGCATCTGCGGCCTCGTTGCTGTATTCTCCCCAATGCTCTCGCAGATGCTTGACCAGATCGGTATAGTCCATCATTTCACCCCCATTGTTCTGCCATAGCTTTTGCTATGCCGGGGAAAGTTTTGCTCCTGGCTTTGGCTGTTCTTGGGTCGTTCCAGGATAAAATCTTTCCGTTTTCGTCCCTCGCATAATTCAGCGAGGCATTGACAGAAAAGCCACCTTTTGCAATTTCTCCCTCGTCCACGATCGCGGTTGGGAACAGCGGCGGTAATCCTTTGAGCCACAAGCACGTTGTTTTCCTGGCGTGTTCTCCAAACTGCCACGGCTGAATAATCTGATCTGGTTTTCTCCATGCGCTTGACATGATACACACCGGATTCTCTACGGCTATTCTCTGACAATCTGCAAGTGCCATCTGCATGAACAGCACTATGCTCTTTTGCTGTCTGCCGTCCTTCTGCTTCTGAGCGAAGTGCCGCGCCCCGGACACCGCCAGGTCTGTGCAAGGTGGATGTGCGATAATCAGATCCCACCGCCCCTCTTGTGTGTGTGTGTGTATCTGCGGTCTGAAATGTGCAGTCCCCATTCAACAGCGGGAGAACATCGCCATGGATATGCCACTCTGGATGCCCTCCACTGCACCCCTGGATGTCGCAGGAAAACGCTCTGTGTCCCTTTGCCCGGAACGCCTTACATACCTCCTGCGATTCCTCACAAGCAACAAGTACGTTCATCCGACCCTCCAATAATGCGTGTTCGCCGTCATTTAAAATCTCTCCGTTCGAGAATCGTTTTCATGCATAACAGCGTCCATGTGCGCTTTTATGATTGGTGGCCGCTGCCATATCCTTTCAAAAGCCTTCCATTCTTTTGAATACTCGGTTTTCTTTCGCGTGAAGTCCCGTTCAAGCTGAGAGAACGGCATTGCCCCGGCGTTGAAGATCTCTCGGTTTCGGATCTCCTCTTTCTCCATGTCGTGACCGATAAGCGAATAGCACTTGATATGGTTTCGGTCGAATCCCGCCGCCGTTAGTTTCTGGCACGACTCTTTAAACTTTGGCAACGCCGCGTCCGTGTCACACGCCAGCCACAACTCCGCAATCCTCAAAGATTGAATATTGCTGATGAAGTGATCGTCAATCAAATCTGGCTCAAGTCCACCACGAAAACAGATTCCCCTCTGTGTGCGGAGCATATCAAACACTTTGTCTTTATGCTTTCTGGAGCATTGGAGAAAGTTGTTATCTTGGATGATGTTCCCGGGCGTAATGGGCAACTCGCGAAGCGTCCCCTCGATACTCCTCACGCCGCACCACGGGCAGTTGTTGTTGCACCCCCTCGATGTGAAGATTATGCCCTTTCGGACATACAGCCCCGGTGTAAAGTCATCAACAGGAGAATGGTATGCTGGCCCCCCCAGTTTGACAGGCTTGTTTGTAACGCCCTCCCACTGGAAAGCCAACTCCTCGGCCTCGTCCATATCCCAGGTGAACGGCACAGAGATATGTACCTCGTCATGCTCCGGGATCAGAAACGGAAGCGGCGGCATACCAACGAAAGCAAGCGGGTCTGTCGGCGTGTAGCTTGTTCTCTTTACAAACACCCGGAGAATCGTCATGACACCCTCCAGTAATGCGTGTTTCGCCCCTCGGTGTAGCTCGTCCGCAGCACGATCTCGTCCCGCGTCCAAGTGAGAAACAGATAGTCCGGGCTTATGGCTCTGTATCCCCCCTGTTCCCATCCGCTGAGAACTTCGTCCGCTATGGAATACAAGCTCTCAATGACGGGATTCTCGACTGAATAGCCCATCCACTGTGATTCTTGAGAACAAACCTCTTGGATGGTATCCGGGTACAAACTGCTCTCAACGCGGTTGATGATGCACCAGACAACGGCTTTCTGTGCATCTGCGCTGTGGTGAAGGGCTGTGCCGTACAACACTCTTGCGACAGATTCGCAATCTGCCTTGTGCGCCGCCAACGCCTGTTGCTCTTTGGCCTGTTCAGAAGCGATCATGCTTGCCCGGATTGCCTCCTGCCGCTCCAGATCGATCCGCATCTGCTGTGCCGCTTCGGCGCTCTGGTCGTTATGGAGCTTCACTCTGGCTCCGATAACGCATACCGTCATGATGGACAGCAAAAGCAAAGCCAGAGTTTGGATTTGCATAGCGTTGTCCAGCATCCGCTCCCAAAGGTTTCTCAGCCGTTCGGGTATCTCTGTTCTTCTGTGCCATGCCACTGCCGCCGCGGCAAGGCTCTTCGTGAGTATCATCTCGTACCTCCTCAATCGTTATCTCCACTCGCGGATTGTCCTTGTCGTACAGCACCCGGCTCCCGTCATGGGAGGCCACTATCCGGCTGTTGTCGTCTGCCAAAACGCCATAGTGGACAAGGATATCGCACGTCCCCTCCAGCAGATTCACCAGATCAACCAGACCTCTTGTGGGCATGTAGTACACACACTTGAGATTCACGGGATAGTCGATCTTCTTTTTGCACCCGGAGAGCTGCCAGCCTGCGTCCTCCTGGTATTTCTCAAAGGCCGCTGATGGTATGGTGCGCACCGTCCCCGCCCTACTGACGATCCGCTGGGAGTTCTTCTTGGTGATGGGTCTGCCCTTGATGATGATGGTCATACTTCGCCCTTCTGCTTCGCCAGCATCCGCGTTAGACGGTCAACGTCATCATGCTCCGCGTCGTAGACCCATTGCTTTGCGCTCTTGCCTTTTGGCTTTTCGGCCTCTTTCAGCGCAAATACACCTTGCCAACCGCGCTGTATGCTCTGGTTGAGGATCGCCACTTGCATGGCCTCATCCCCCGGCGCAAGCTCTTCCAGTTTCGCTTTGGTCAGCTCACGCGCCTTATCCGTAAGAGGCTTCTTCATGGCTTTCCGCGCAGCGGCAAAATCATCAAGGGCAATCTCTAACGGCGATCTGTCGGCGCGGCCAGCGCCTTTATTGGATTCGGATTCGGATATGGATTCGGATTGGATTGGATTGGATTCAGGCCGCAACTCGCCGCAACTCGCCGCAACTCGCCGCGATTCGCCGCAGACTGTCATGATCTCACCATCTTCCGGGCCGGGATACTTGGGTTTTGCGTCTCGGACGCGTTGATGCTCAGCCCAACTTGGGAACCGATAGTAGGACTTCCCGCCTACCGTGTAGAGGGAAATGCAGCCACCAGCCGCCAAAGCGTGGAGTGCGCTATCTATGTCCTTAACCGTAACCCTGTCCCGTAACGGGAACACACGGCCCTTGATGATGGCGGGACGGGCATCACCGCGCCCCGCGTCATCCGCTTGCGTAATCAAGCCAACCCAAAGCCGAAACTGGAAATCAGAAAGCCCGGAAATCTTATCGCTCGTGAAGGTGCTTTCCTTTATGATTCTGTTCGGCATCTCTCACCTCTAAAACGGAAGTTCACCTTCGAAGTCGTCGGCGTCGATGGGGACAAACTCGGGCTTCTCGGTCTTCCCTTTGGAGTCGGCGGGGTAGACGATGTCGGCCAGAACTTCATAGATCGTGTGCTTCTTGCCCTCGTTGTCCTCCCACTTGTTGGTCTGGAGCCTTCCCTTCACGGCGACCATCCTGCCCTTGGATAGGAACTTGGCAACGAACTCGGCGGTCTGCCGCCAGCAGGTGACATTGATGAAGTCCGTCTCCTTCTTCCCGTCCTTGCTCTTATAGTCACGGTCACACGCGATGGTGAACGTGGTCTTGGCAAGGTTGTTGGAGGTCTGCCGGAGAGCGGGGTCAGCGGTGAGCCGTCCCATGATAGAAACGTTATTCAGCATTGGCGGTCTCCTTTCGGATGAGGAACACGCGGTTCCCGCGCTTGAGTACCGTGACAGGGAGGCGGCGGTACTTGCAGAACTGATACAGGCCGTAGTACGCGCTTCTCGCCTGTTCCGTCTCGCACTCCGCAGCGGTGAGCCGGGAGCTGATGAACTCCGCGACGATGGTCGCCCACGGCCCCGCGTTCTCGGTCTTTGCCGCCGGTATATCGTTGATATCAATCGGTTTAAGCATCAGAACATATCCTTTCTGTAGATTAGTTTTTCCTCGTCCCAATCGGGATAGCAGGACTGGAGATAGCGCCGGAGATACTCTCTGTAATACTGTCTCTTCGGCCCCTCGTCGAGTTCCCGGTGATGGGCGCGGCAGAGGGTGAGGATGTTCTCCTCCACCCCCAGACCGCCCTTTGAACGGGGGATGAAGTGTGCCTCCGGGTTAGGCCGGGAGAAAAACTCGGGACGGCCAAAGGCTTTGCAGAGGATGCACTCCCCATCATCCCTCTCCCAGACCGTCATTCGGACGGCCTTTGTGATGTTGGTATACTGCGTCTGCTTATGCACGTTCCCACTCCCTGGAGATCTGCTCTCTTATGATGTCTATTTCCTTCTTGTAGCAGAGAATCGCCTCGCGGGCGGAATCATAGTCGGCCTCGGCGCAGTCCCGGGCAAACCGGAGATCCGCCACATGCTCGTCACCTTTGGCCATGTTGTCTATCAGCGTGGCGGGCTGACCCTCCTCGCGCAGGAGGAAGGTCTTCTTTGCGAGGGCTACCCGGTATGCCCTCTCCGCGTCTGCAAGCGCCCTGCCGCGTTTAACGGACTCTGAGAGGGCAGTTTCAAGCAGCTCGGCCTTTCGGAAGACCTCGGTAATAAGGTCACTCATTGGCGGCCTTCTTGGAGCACTCATAGCAGAGCCTCCGTCCGAACTTGCTCGTCGTCCTCATGGCTATCTGCATGGGCGTGAGCTCCTCGCCGTTGACCTTGATACCTGTGATGGGCTTGCCGCAGTCCCGGCAGTTGAGGCCTTCCGGTTCTTCCTTCTCCCCCTCCGGGAGATCCTCGCCGGCGTAGATGTACAGGCCCAGACCGTGACGGGCGACCGCCTTTGTGAGCGACCTCTGGATGGCCTTGTTCACATCGAAGGAAGTGATGGCCTCAAGGGGGATGCTCTTGTTCCGGTGATCCATGACCGGAAGATACTCGATATGCTCGATGCCGTTCACGGTGACGCCGGTCTTGACCCATGCCGTGCGGCCGTCGGTGTGGTAGCACCAGCCGTCCGGGTTCTCATAGATGGTGTATGTGGAGTTGGGAAACAGCTTCTTGACTTCCCCCCATGCCCACGCCCAAGAGAGATAAGTCAGACCGTTCTTCTTCTCCGTCTTGCCGTTGACATTGACGGAGTTCAGGGTGGTGAAATAGTTATCCATCGGATTCATCGTTCTCCTCCTCCGGGGTGATCTCGACCTCAAACGAGCCGCCGTCCACGGTGCAGGCGGCAATGACGTCGATCATGGCTTCGAGATCCATGTGCCTGATCTGGAAGCGCTCGACATAGCCGCGCTTCAACTGAATGCTATACTTCACTTGACTTTTCCTTTCCGCCTCGATATAATGAGGCTGTCCTTAATCGTTTGCGGTCTCGGGTGTGCCACCACTCGGGGCCGCGATTTTATATTCCGCCCAGGTCTTCCGGGTACCGTCGGGGTACTTCCGCGTCCTGGTCTCCGTCACGATGGGCCAACCCTCTGCCTTGAGTTCGTGGATTCGTGCGCCCAGCCGGAGGATGCCGAGATCCCGGATAGCCCGGAGCGGGTCGATGCTGCCGTGCTCGTCCATGTAGTTGAGCACCAATTCCTTTTGGGACATTCTGCCCTCCTTTCTTGTGAACACCTCCCGGAGCTCCGGCACCCATGTGACACCGGAGAAGTCCGGACGGGACGCGAGGGAGTGAGCCGCCGCGGAGTAGCCGGGGAATCCCATATCCTGCCCGACCTTTGCGGCCTCTTTACAAGTCACCTCTTCCTCCTCCTTTTCTTCTGGACATCCTCCAGCGTGTACTCGTCCGCAACGGAGTACGCCCTCTTCTTCGGTTTCTGCGCGGCAAACTCCTTGTACCTCTCGCACTCGCTGTGGCAGTTTTCATGCCGGTCGGTGCAGTTAAGACACGGTGCTGTCATGCCAGCCACCGGGCGAGGGAGGCGAGGTAGACATAGTTCCTGCCGCCCAACCTCTTAACGGGGAAGGTCTTGTCCTGCACGAGGGTTCGGGGGTCGACACGGAGATACCGTGCCGCTTCCTTTCTGGTGATGACGGCCACGCCGGGGAATGCTTCTTTGAGTTCCGTGAGACACTCATGGTATCCCTGCTTTTCCATTGTTCCTCCTTTCCATGGGGGGGAGGCGGCGGTGGGCGTTAAGTTTATCTCGCCTTTGCTTTTCTTATCCCGTTCCGCTCTTACCTTGCCTTCTTATTTCGGCTGGCGTTATCGCGTCTCGCTTAGCCGTACCCTCGGCCCGTGACCCGCAGCCGGAGCCGTGGATTCGTCCTCCTCGGGGCCTACTTTGTCTGCCTTGGCCTCCCTGTTCATTCGCTTAGTTCAAGGATCTCGCGGATCGCCGTGACGATCTTCGGCGTGGCGATCTGGCCGGAGAGGATCTTGTAGAGGTAGGAGCTGTCAAAGTACAGCCCGGTTCTCTCCTTCACCTGCTCGATGAGCCAGTTCTGGTTCTGCTCAATGTCTATGAGCTTCTTCTTCACGGTCTTGCCGAAGTCGGTAGTCAATTTCTCACCTCCTTTACTTGAATAATTACGTCAGTCCGTGGTAAAATGTCCTATCTCCGTGGAAAGGGGGTGATCGCCATCGGTGCAGCTGTAGGCTCGATAGTCGAAAGCTTGGTAGCGGCGGCGTTTTCGCCTCCCCGTGCTCCGCGCCGGGATACCAACGGATAACCAGCGGCGGGGATGCGTGCCAACTGCGTAACGGGTTTGCGCTGAAGAAGGACGCTGCTTGTCCGCCCTCCCGGGAAACCAACGGGGTTAAGGACTGCAAGCGCAGCGGGGATTAGTTGGGGGGCGCCGGTGAGTGAAGCAACCACTCCCGGCGCTTCCTGCGTGGAGATAGGACACTTTGCCACGGACTGACAAATCCCAACATGTTGTGGCTCTCACGCCGAATGTTCTGCATGTTGTGATTGACAATTACGGAACCTTGTAATATCATGATTGTGCGACCAACCAAGACTATGGAACTCCGTAACCCATGTCTACATAATACTACCGACTCTCGTAATAGTCAAGCGGAAATTTACGGAATTTCATAGTTCGTCTGTCTGCACAATAGGAGGACGTGTATATGGGCGAACTGCACAACAAGATAGCTGAAATATGCAGAGCGAGGGGCATCAGTGTCTTTAAAATGTGCAAAGACATAGGTATGCAGCCGAGCGTAATGACCGACCTCAAGATGGGGAGAACTAAAAGCCTGTCTGCAAAGAACCTACAGAAGATTGCGGGATACTTTAATCTGCCCATGGAGTTCTTTTTGGGCGAAAAAGAAGCGCCCGCCGCAGAAAGCGACGAGCGCACGGTTATTGACTTGTCCGGTCTGGATGAAGAGCAGATCGCAATAGCTCAAGAGTTCATGGCTCTTCCTCCTCAGAAACGGGCTGCCCTTGTAGAGTTCGCAAAAACTCTTGAATCCGGGGAGTAAATTCCGGGTGCTCTCTCATAATCCGTATCAGTTCCTCAAGCATACCAACCTCATTCTCCCGCAAAGCGAAACTTAGCTTGTCAGGCTAACCGGATAATATCAAAAAGCAAGACCAATAAACAGGACAATGGGGCCGATTGCAGCCGCCAAGCATATTAACCGGCCCCCCCGCTCGGGATGGTTACATTTTAACCGGAGACGGAACGCCATACAAGTTCCATCTCTGGTCAAAGGGGTGTTATCTATGGGCACGAAACCGTCCACGAGTGAACACAAAGAATCTACGGACGGAGGGGAAGTCATGGAACTGACGAGGGCGCAGGAGCTTATTCGCCAGCTCAAAGACATCAAGACGCGGAACGAGATCACCTACCCCAGAATCATCGAGCGGATGGAGAAGAACGGGAAGTTTGTTTCTCTGACCACACTGCGGAGAGTGTTTGCGGACGGGTCGGAAACGAACGCGGACACATTCAGTTATGAGAACACCTTAATGCCAATCGCGGAAGTGCTATTGAACGCGGAGGACGTGCCGACGCCGGACTCACCATTCGCGGCTGAGATCGACGGATTGAAGGCGGTGATCCACGTCCAGAACGAGGAACTGGCACGGCTGCACGAACTGAAGGAGCATCTGGAGGGGCGGATCACATTCCTGCTGGAGCAGATCGAGAAGAAAGACAGACGGATGGACGAGAAGGACGAGCTGATCCGGAAGCTGATGGACAAGGTGCTATGAAACGGCGGAAGGACGGTCTCTATCAGCAGGAGCTGCCGAGAGATATCACAAACGGGAAGCGGGTAGTCATCTACGGCAAGAGCAAAGCCGACCTGATCCGCAAGGCAAGGGCCTACGAGGAAGAAGCGAAGACCGGCAAGCCCTTTGAAGCGGTGGCGGATGAATGGTGGGAGGAGGCGGAGAAAGCTCTGGCGGTGAACAGCCGGAAGAATTACAAACCGGCCTACGAGAGAGCAAAGCAACGCTTTGAGGGGCAGCGAATCAAAGAAATACAGCCGAAAGATATAAACCTCTTTATCCGGGACTTTGTAAAAGAACACCACGCAGCGGAGAAGACGGCCAAGACGCAGCTGATGGTGGTCAATCTGATATGCAGATACGCGGTGCAGGTGGGCTATCTGCCAGCAAATCCGGCCCGGGATCTGTCAATCCCGAAAGGGCTTGAAAAGAATGCCAGGAGCGCACCAACGTCCGACACAATAGCAAAGATAAAAGCCGGGGTATCTCTCCCCTTCGGATTGTTTGCGTATATGGCCATGTATACCGGGGCCAGAAGAGGGGAACTGCTGGCGCTCACTTATGAGGACATAGACAGGGAAAAGAAAACGATCCGCATTGACAAGAGCCTTTATTATGACAACGGCAGGCCGAAGATCAAAAGCCCCAAAACGGAGAAGGGAAAGCGGATCATACCCCTATTAGACAAGCTGGCCGAGAAACTTCCAAAAGGAAACGGGCTTATCTTCCAGGACAAGGGCGGATATATTACAGAAGGCAGATTCATCATGCTGTGGCGCGACTATCTGAAAGCAGCTAAGATCGAATCACTGACGCCGCACGAATTAAGACATGCCTACGCCACGATGCTATATGAGAACAATGTGAACGTGGCCACGGCCCAGGAATTGCTCGGACATGCCCAGTATTCCACCACAATGGACATATATACAACGCTCCGGGAAAAACAGATGGAGAAGGAACGAAATGCGATTCTTTCAGTAGATTTCCAGTAATAAATCCGGCGGGCATTGGAATCCCTATATTCTATGAGCGTTCGAATCTCTCCATCTCCGCCAATAAAGAAGAGCCCCGGAAGCCTTGAGTTTCCGGGATTTTTCTTATTTATCAATGCTTTGCGGCGTTTTTTGGAGGCGGCAAAAGAAGGTAGAAGAAGGTGGGAGAAGGCGAAAGTTTCCAGTAAATCTCCAGTAAATTGACAGTAAAGAAAACCGCCCCTTATTCGGGGCGGCCTGCCTGAGATGTCTTGTTGTTAGATCGCAAATTGCTCTCCGAATTTTTCGGCGTGGGCGGCCATGTAGGCCTCCAGAAACTCCAGATCGGTGCAGGGGGCAAGGTCGGCGTGAAGCGACTCCCGAATCTCGTCATCCATCAGCTCAACGGCGGCGTCATAAAGACCGGCCTCAATAATTTCAATCGCAGTCATGTCAATAACCTCCAATCAAATTGTTTATATCACTGTGTGCTCTGGCTGTCAATAATAGACCGAAGATGATCTGCCCTACTTATCCCACAACAGGCTGGCCATTGTGGCGCATCCAGTCGCGACCGTGCTTGATGATCCAATCGCGGCTGAAAATCTCGCGCCTGTCGATAATCACCGCCGCGCTGTCGATTGTCGCAAACACCGCGTCAAACTCGGCGCGCAGAGCCTTGACGGCCTCGGGGCTTACATACATCATATCAGTCGTGTTGTAGAAGCGGTCGTGCGCGTGACGATCCTCGATCCAATCGAGGACATTGTAAGCGCCACGGCGGATGTCCTCGGCCCAGGCGATCTGCTTCTCGGTTCCCTTCATGGTGTCCTCCTTTCAACGGATGGAATAGGACGGGACGCCGTGCGGGAATCCGGCACCAGTTGCCAAATCAACGCGGTTGTGGTTGTTCATCGCGTCAATCGCGGCTTGCGCGTGTTCCATGCGCTTGTGCGTTTCAACCTTGACCTCAAGGCCATCCTCAAACGTCGCCCAAATTTCAAACTTCTTCATGGTATTTTCTCCTTTCGGTGTTTGGCTCTCGCCTCTTGATGTCTGAATCATAGCACCGTTAACGGTTATTTGCAATAGGCAGAGCTGACAAAAGTTAACGGTTAATTTTGTGCATGATGACCGTTGACGGTTACGCGATAGGAAGATATAGTAGAGGGCGGAGGTGATACCGTGGCAGTATCAGAAGCGCACAAACGAGCGTCTTATAAATGGAACGCAAGCCGGGATAATATAATGATAAGACCGGACAAGGAAGAGGGGCAGAGGATCAGAGACGCCGCCGCAGCTGTTGGCCAGAGTGTCCAGGGCTATGTGTTGGAGGCCGTCAGGGAGAAGTTAGAGCGAGAAAGCCCGGGGGAATAATAAAGAAAGAAGGAGCTTCCATTACTGGAGGCTCCCCCTTTTTTTACTCTTAAAACAGCACGATTTGCACAGTTACCTTGACAATTTATGCGTTTTGTGCTATATATAGGGGCGAGGAAAGGCATAAACCGCAAGATCTCGGGGGCAAAGGGGGGCGCAAAAATGGGAAGAAACAGAGCTGTCAACACCCCTGATCAATGGAAGAATACAATACAGTCTTTCATAGAATATTGTGAGGAAACTCAATCCCTTCCGACTGATTACGAATTGATGAGGTATGCCGGCATGTCCGCTGCTACTCTCAACCGTTACACCTCAGCTCAAGGGAACTATATTAAATATAGCCCGGGGAGCGAGTCGCTTAAAAAATACCGGGAACATTGCTTTATTTCCAAGGCTTTGGAGGCTCGGAACCCTGCCGCCTCCCTGTTCGCTCTGAAGCAGGAGAAGAACGGCGGTTGGACGGATGTGCAGCAGGTAAAGCAGGATTCTACCATCAAGATCCAGATCGACGGAGTCGGGGGAGAGAGTGCCTTCAAATAGCCCGAATCATATTTATAGTATTCGCAAACCCCGGGGAAACACAAGACGTTATCAAAAGATGCTATTTTTAGGCATGGAAAGTAAGCAAAATAGTTATTTTGTTTAATTCTCCGGGGTGGTAGATACCATATAGTAATATCCAATCATGGGCGCGGCCTGGGGCGTTTGGCCTGGGCGGGGTGCTCTGCGAGGCCCCCTGGCGCACGTTTTGCAAGATCCCCCCTGCGCGAAGATCGAGCGGGTATGCAGGGGGTGGCGGAAAAACGGGGGCGCGTCGCTATAACGCGTATATATGGATTACACAGAGAGGCTATAGTGCTGTAAATAGTCGAGGTCTGTAGCTGGCGAAAGACATTCCTTGTATATAGCTTATTCCTCAGGGGATAAGGCTGTCCGTTTTCTTTCTTTTGATTGGGCCCCGGAAAAAGTGGGTGGGGGTGATTTCGAACTGAGGGCAAAAATTATTATAGTCCCCAAAAAGGAGATTCGGTGTCCCATTCACAACCGGATATTAGCGAAGGTAGTGA